ATCAATAAAGGCGGCATTTGAGGTTCCGGCCTCGACAGCGATGTGACCGTCAGAAGACAAAGAACTTACATGAAGCAAACGAGCGGGCGAAGTAGTGCCAATCCCTACACGCGATGACGAGTCAATATTGACAGCAGTATTCCAGCTAGTTCCGTTATAGATGTCAAACTTCAATGCGGATGCAAGGCCGGTCCCCGATCCAAGCCCGACTTCTGCTGCAAAAGTTGGCGTTGCATCCTTCCAAAAACTAATAGCATTTTGAGACGCAGTGCATGGAAACCGGATCCTGGAAGTATTGGAAATGACGAACTGAGCATCTGGGTTAGAAGACCCCAGACCTAAGCGGCCATCTGATGTGATACGAGCCTTTTCTCCTCCATCAATATCAACACGAAAAAACGAAGACGCTGCAACATTTCCTGAATCAACATCAAAACGCAATCCCGTATTTGAGGCAGCAATAATGTCGTGATACAGTCCGCTAACGCTTGTATCTTCTAGTCGTATTGTGGAATCCGTAGCGGCGATGTGCAATTCCTTTGCGGGACTCGCAGTACCAATCCCTACTTGCCCAGTCGCGTTAATTCGCATCCTTTCAACAGCGGCAACTCCGGAATCTGCCGTGTTAAATGTCAGCGAAGAAGTGCCACCACCTGTTCCGTTTGCAATAGTGTTAATACTTGCGTGAACCCTTGCTCCACCAGTTGCGTCAGCACTGTAAAAACTGAGACTTCCCCAGGGCAGTGTTGTGGACCAATCCGAGGCACTGGTACTAGTTGCAATACGAACTTCAGTTGGCGTGGGTGATGCACTGCCGGTTGCAGAAGAAACGTGCAATAAGGTATCAGGGCTACTAATCCCCACCCCCAAGCGGCCACTGGAGTCGATGAACAACCGCCCAGTGCCATTAGTTGAGATGGCTACTTGATCGGCGCCGGGAGAATAAATACCAGTATTTGCATCGCCGGTGAAGGTCAGCGTGGGTGCTGCAGCAGAACCGAGCGGATAGCTAAAACGCTCAGAGCTAGTCCACGCATCGGTGGAATCAACCCAGTTAATGGTTTTATCGGTCGTACCTTTCAGCGTGATGCCGCCACCGTCTGCGGTTACATCGGTCGGGGTGGTTACATCGCCAAGGATGATATTTTTGTCTTCAATAACAAGGTTGGTGGTGTTGATATTGGTGGTCGTGCCGTTGACGGTCAGGTCGCCTGCAATCGTTACCGCGCCAGAAGAATCAATCAGCAGACGCTGCGTGCCGCCAGTGGTCACCGCAACCTGATCGGCGCCAGGGGAATAGATGCCGGTATTGGGGTCACCGTCGAACGCGATGCCGGGCGCCGTGTTGGAGCCGAGGCTGGCGTTCTTCATCACGTTGGCGATACTGACCTTCTTGGTCACGTCGCTGGTGACGTCAACAATCGGCAGCACATCCGTATTGACCGGATCTGTGTAAGCCGTCAGGTCAGTGATCTTGGTGGTAGCCATCGTTGATGCTCCGGTAGGTTGAGTTTAGGCGCGGCTCAAGTCTTAATACAAGCCAGCAGCGCGATGTTTCTGGGTCGTGCCTCGGTGTCACCACTGCTGTTGATGGTGATGCCGGTCACGGCTGACGCTGTAGTGCCACCACTGTTGGCGTAGTCATCCGGTGGGGAATCGTTGAGACACCCCTTCAACACGCCACCGTCGTAACTGTGAACGTGACCCGGATCGGTGATGCCGTGCGTGTGAGCCAAGTTGGCGCTGGCTTGCGCGGACCCAAAGGTGCGACCCGTATCGATGCCACGTCCGTCGTCCCAGCCACGGGCAAATTCACCACGCAGATCCGGCACGTTGAAGGTGGTGGAGCCATCACCTGCGCCAAATGTGGTGCCGATGGCGCTAAACAATGTGGCGTAAGTTGTGCGGCTAATTGCTGCACCGTTGGCCTTCAGATAGCCGGTTGGTGCGGTATTGCGTGCGCTCCAGATGATGGTGCCAGCCGGTGTCATGTCGGTTGGCGTGATGGATGCAACCTGAGTATCGACATAGCCTTTGTTGGCGGCCATGTTTGTCGTGCTGGGGTTGCCCACCAGCGTCAGGTTGCCGGTCATCGTCCCACCAGCTTTGGCTAGGTAGGTGCTGGCTGCAGTGGTGATCTGCAGGTAACGGGCATCCGCAAAGGTCTGGTCGATGCCATCGGGATCCACGCGCACCCAGTTGGTGCCGTCCCACATCTTCAGTTCGTCGGGCGTCTGGCTGGTGTCTTGCCACAACTGACCCAGTGCCGGACTGCTAGGTGCCGTGCCTGATGGGCTGGTGATGATCGACGCGCCGGGCTGGAACGAGACGATGGTGAACGTGGCGCCATTCCAAACCTTGAGCAGCGGTGGGTTGCTGCTGGTATCGACCCAGAGCTGACCGTTGGCGGGGGTAGAAGGCTGCGTCGGTCCAACGCTTGTGCCAAGCAAACCCAGTGCCAGTGCAAGGTTGTTGGCTGTGATGCGTCGAGTCTGGGAGCCGCTGACGCTGGAAAATGGCAGGAGATCCGCGCTGGCAATCGCTGTTGCGGCGGGTAACTGGGAGATCCGTAAGCCAGCCATCTCAGTACCCCACCACAGTGATGTCGATCAGTCCAGCCACTGCTGTACCAGAACTATTGACGCACTTCACTGTAACGCTGCTGGTGGTCTTGGACAGAACAATGGCGTTGATGGCGCCGGTTCCGGTGTCCTGCAGCGTGACCTGAACGGACTTGACGGCACGGAATGGCTTGGTTAGCGGGATGGCAGTTCCAGCTCCACTGCTGCTGATCGCTACGTCGTTCTGGGACTCGATTACATCGGGGTAATCCAGCTCGAAGCAGATGCCCGTGATGGCGCCGGGCGATTCCCCATCCTTGCTGCGAATCAACGTCTGCACTTGGTACACGTCTTCGATCAGGCGCTCATAGGGCGCATAGGGGTGCAGGATGCCAGAAGATTCGCCAGAGAGAACACCAGCGCCGTAGGTGCGTTGCTCAGCAAAAATCTGATCGTCGTTTTCTTGGAAAATATCATCGTCGTTTTCTTGGAACAGAACAGTGTCTGCACCAACCAATGCGCCAATGCTGTGCTGGTAGGTGGCCTCAGCGGTGGTGGTAATCAGGATGGCGCTTTCTAGGAAGTTGTTATCGAAGTTCCAGCGGTAGTAACCATCCACGGCGGGATCGGTTTGTTGGACGCTGTAGACGCCGGTGTCGCCGGTGATGTAAATGCCGTTTTGAGTGGTGAGGTAGGTGCCGCTTTGCGTGACGAGCCAGTAGTTGTCGGTAACTTGAGCGTTAACAAAGCTGCCCGGCCAAGTGGTGTCATCAATGCACTCGTCGTAGACGGCGTTGCTGATTGGCGGGGCGCCAACGTTGAGCAGGATGGTGGCTGGAGTGTCGCTGCGCCATTGGGTGGCATCCACCGATTTGACCATTACGGTCCATTCATCGGTGTCAAACAAGCTGGTCTCAAACCACTGCTGCGCGGCGGTCACACCACCGGAATACAACTCAATCCCCTGTTCCCATGTGGTTGCTGGGTCATTGTTGATCAGGCCGCCTTGCTTGTAGCGAACTTCGTAGGACACCACATCGCTGACCACGCCTTGGTCCCAGCTTCCGTACAGGCTGCGGGGTAACTGCCAGCTAAAACGCTTCTGGCCGCTGTTGGTGTTTTCAACGACGGTGAACAGACTGGGCGTTGGCGGCACAATCTCCTCGCGCTCCACCGTGTCGTACAGATAATCGGTTGGGTTTTCACCGAAGATGGCACTGGTGAAGGCAACGCGAATCTCCCAGTCGCCGGGGGCGTGGAACGCAATGGTGTAGTAGCCGGTGAGCGGAATGTCGCTGAGGAAGTACCAGCCATCGGCGGCGGGTTCCTTGACGCCCGGAATGACGGTTGGAACGTTGGTTGGAAATGCCCAGCAGCGGTAACCCGTGACGCGCTCGGGAATGGGGCAGGTGCCAGCGTCAACGATCAGAAGCTGGGTGCCATCGGGCTGGTTCTGGTGGCGGATGACGCCGTTGAAGGCCGGATCGGAGAGGTCTGGAATTGCGGGATAGCCAACCACACCAGCAGTGGCAAAGTCGGATTGCTTGCCGAGGCGGTCAATCGTGGCAACGCGGAACTCGTAGGTGTCCCCGAAGACGTGGTTATCAATCGGCTGCCAGATGTTGGTGGATGAGACCTGCGTAATGTCTGACCATTCCGTGTCACCGATCTGGCGCCACTGATAGCGGTAGCCGCGCACCAGCAAATCGTTGGCATCGTTGGTTTGGGGCGGTGTCCAATAGGCGCTGATTTGGTTCTGGCCGTTGCGATAAACCAGTTCGGCGTAGACACCAGTGGGCGGTTTGGCGCCAGTCAGAGTGAAACGGTCCTTTGGCGTGGCGACCGGCAGATTGTTATCGACGTAGCCGTATTTGCTGGCGTTGTATTGGACGGCTTCAACTTGGAAAACCAGCGGATCGACTTCGCTGATGGCGATGATCTTGTACAGCGCGGCTTCAAGGCTTTGCCACTCCAACACCCACAACGCACCGACTTGAGTATCAACAATGCCGTTGCAGCGGATGACCGTGAAGGCGTCATCGTCTTGGACGACATAGCCCACCAGTTCGTCGCCACTTTGCGTGATCAGAAGGTCAAGGTTTTGGGCGCCGATGTTGTTGAGTTGGCTGGCACCAGCGAGGTTGGAATAATCAACAACGTTGAGAACCTGCAGCTTCGGCTGGGTGGTGATCGTGCCGTCTGGGTTGGTGGTTTTTTGCCCGTCAGGGATAACCAGCGTCAGCGTGTAGGTGTTGGCGGGGTTGAGGTTGAGAACAGCGTCCAGCGTGATGCGGTTGTTTTCGGCGTCGATTGCACGGACGCGACCGCCAAGGCGTTGACCCTGCTTCAGGGGATCAGCGATCTGGATGACTTCACCGACGCTGGCGGCAAGACCTTCGGCGCCAATACGGAAGCTGACTTTCTCGGTCTCGTAGCGGTTGCTGAATAGCGTGTGTTTTGCTGCGCGAAGTGCTTGGCCTCGTGAAGTGACGCCCAGCAGGCGAAGGTCAATGGGGTTGTAGCCAAAACGCTCCAGCAGGGTGTCATCCTGCAGATATTCGGTGACGCTGGAATAGGACTGATTGGGGTCGTCCCAGTTGGCGAGAACGACAGATTTACGGGCAGTCTTGGCGGTGCCGTTGTAGGTGAAGCAGGGCGAAGTAACGACGCCGTTGTCGT